AAGCGGCGGGTCAGGTTCATGTAGTTCTGCGCGGCGCGCGGGGCCAGGCCCAGGCGCTCCAATGCCGGCAGGAATTCACCGTGTTCGCATCCTTCCTTGAGCAGCAGGAGATAGCCACCCAGCTCGAAAATGCCCAGCCCGATCCGCTTGATCACATCACGTGCCGAGTTTTCGAGCACTGCCAGGTCAGTGCTTCCCTGGTAATTCAGCTCGCGCGCCAGCGTCAAGACTCGCTCGTTCTGTTCCTTGCGTTGCACAGTCAGCGCGCCCTCTTGCTGGCGCATCAGCTCCATGTCGGCAGCAAAGCGCTCTTGGTCGACCGCTGCTTCATGGGTCGGCAAATGCGACGACGTCGGCGCATTTGCTGTGTCCTTCGCAGAAATCTTCTTCTCGATGTCAGTGGTTTGTGGGCGTGCCATGGTGTTCAGTCGGGGTTGCGGGTGTAACGGTTGCGGGCTTCCTCGACGCGGCGGGTGGGCGCGGCAATGGCGTTGAAGACCTTGATGGACTGCTGCGGCAGTCGGGGCGACAGGCGCCAGTGGCCAGTGGCCTCGTCGCGCTCGGCCCAGCCCGCTGTGCGCAGGTTGTCGAGGTCTTTGGTGATCGTGCTGGCAGGCTGCTGGAGCAGCTCAGCCAGCTTGCTGGGGGGGTAGCCGTGGACCACATCCCCGAATAGAGCGATGGTCAGCTGCAAGATGCGCTGCTGCGCTGCGTTGGTGTAGTCGGTTGCTCGTGTCACGCCGGCGCCCTCGCGCTGTCGGGGTGATTCACACGGATACGACGCAACGCAGGCTTGTTCTCATTGGCAGGCCAAATCGCCTCAACTGTGTCGCCAATGACTTCGGCTATGCGCTTGGCAATTCGCTCGGACTTTGCATGTCCGTTGATCACATGGGAAACCATGGACCGAGAGACTTTCAGTTCCTCCGCTATCGCCGTGGGCGTTGTTCCGCGCATACGGATAGCCGCTTTGATTTGTTCGGGGTGCATCGTCTGTTACCCTTTGACTCAACATGTTTAGGTGACAACAGCGAATTGCTGTGTGGACTCCATTATGGGAAAGAAAACTTTCCCATGCAAGCAATTCAAGGAAAATTTTCATGTCCATCGGAGACCGGCTACGAGAGGAAAGAACCCGCTTGGGGATGAGCCAGCCCAGCTTCGCCGCCCTTGCTGGCACGACGAAGCAAACCCTCTTTTCTTGGGAATCTGGCCGGACCGCGCCTGACGGCTTTCAACTGGCCGCGCTGGCTGGGCAAGGTGTTGACGTCTTGTTTGTCCTGACTGGCCAGCGGCAGGCCGTCGTCGAAGCACCTGAGGAGGAGAAAAAGCTCCTAAATGGCTTCCGTTTGTGCGGTCCCGAGGCTCGCCAAAACCTCATCCAGACAGCCGCCCTGTTTGCCGCTGGTCTCACACCGGGCGCAGTTGTGCCCTCAAAGAGCAAGGCCTCGCGTAAGACTCTGGAAGCAGGGCCTCGGGTAGGTTCGATCAGCCAGGTGAGCAACAAGGACGGTACTGTCCAAGTTGGCTACGCTGGTGGCAAGGTGACTGTCAAAAAATAGCGACCGAAAGCTGGGTGGGTTTCAGTAGAGGGATCAAGCGATGTGGGAGGCAATGTGGAAATGGTTCAGCATCTGGACAGCACCTTGGTGCCGCACTAAAGCTGAAAATGGGCTACGGACTGGTTTAATTGAGCCCCCAGGCAGCGAACAAGATTCGCTCCAGCAGCGGGTGCTTGATGGTTCCGGCAATGTCCTGGTTGGCCAAGCTGCAGGAGCCGTGCATATCACTCATGTAACGCACCAACATTTCTACGGCGACACGGCGGGTGCTCCAGCCGCGAATGAAGGACGTCGTCAAGTAACTGAGGCTCAAAAGCAAGCTCTTGCCCTTATGAGATGCTTGGACAAGCAAGCTCGTATACGAGTGCTTGACTTCATGCGTCGAGAGTTTGACACAGCACTCGTCATTGAACTGGCCCCAAACCAGGTACACCGACTTCGCTGCTACGTCGAAGTAGTTTTAAACAATGAATCAAAGGAGAGCGCATGAATAGTCATATTGCTATTTTTTTGCTTGCCTTCGCCATCAGTCCAACTTGGGCGGTGAACAAGTGCACCACCCCGAGCGGACAAATCGTGTTCCAGGATGCTCCCTGCCAAGGAGGGTCAACCGGCGCCGAAGACGCTGCTCGGAGGGATCGCGTAGCAGTCCAGCAGCAAGAGCAACGCAAGGCCAAAGTGGATGCCGAAATTAAGGCCTGGGAGGTTAAGAAAAAGGCAACTGGCTTTAAGACCGATGATGAGCTCCTAGCAGAGGCGCAAGCAAAGTGCGGAGGAGCTATGCAAACATATCCGTCTATAGGCATGACGGAGTACAACTTTAGAAACTGTACAACTTGGGGACTTTTGGTGCAGCCTGACACAGTGAATGAAACGAAAACCACTGCAGGCGATACCAAGCAATTTGTGTATCCCACAGGTAGAGAGATTCGCTACGTCTACACTCGCGCCGGAGTAGTGAGTGCCATCCAACGCTGAGCTTGCGGACTTCACAAGCTAAGCCTTCTATAGTCTGTTTCAACGCACTTTCTTATAGGTTGCATAAATAGCGCCTTTCACGCGCGCGCGGCATTCTGCCGTGCATGAATACTCCATTTCAGCTTTGTGTAGGCCTCCCCGGCGCGCGGAGGCTCTATGGCAATTGACGGCCGTCTTGGCATCCTGGCCGTCGTGCTCTCGGCGTCCGGCCTTGTCTACATAGCCCAGCGCGAGGGCTACAGCGATGTCGCATATCCCGACCCTGTGCATGGTGCGAAGGTGCCCACGGTGGGCTTTGGCACCACCGAGGGCGTCAAGGTGGGCGACAAGACCACACCCGTGCGCGCGCTGATTCGACTGCGCGCCGATGCCGCTGAAAAAGAGGTTGCGCTGCGCCGCTGCTTCGGCGATGTGCGGCTGTATCCGCGCGAGTGGGATGCCTTCGTGGGCCTGGCGCACAACGCGGGCGCCACCTCGGTCTGCATGAACAACGAGCGCACCGGCCCCAGCACCATCGTGCGGCGCCTGCAGGCCAGTGATCACAAGGGCGCTTGCGAGGCGATCCTGCTTTATGACCGTGCAGGCCCGGTCAGCAAGCCGCAGGACCGCTGCAGCCATCCCGACAACCGCACATGCAGGGGCGTCTGGACTGACCGCCAGCGCCTGCGTGCCATGTGCCTCGGGGAGCCCATGCCATGAGTGCGCGGATCTGGATTACTGCCGTCCTGGTGATGGCCGCCGTGCTGGGCCTGCGCGCCTGGAATGCACACCTGGTCGCCCTCGGCAATGCACAGGGAGAACAGCGCGTGAAAGGCCAATGGGTGGCCGCCGACCTGAAGCGTGAGCAGGCCCAGGCCAAAGCCGAAGCCAAGGCGGCATTGGAGCACGCGCTGCGGGAGCGCCAGGCACGCGAGCAGGAGCAAGCCAAGCAACGAGAAGCCGAAAGGATTGCCCATGAACAAGCCAACCGCGAGGCCACGCTTCGCACTGCTGTGTCTGCTGCCGATGCTCGCAATCGCAGCCTGCACACCTCTATCGCCCAGCTCAATGCCGACGCTGCCGCCCGCTTGTCCAGCAGCGCCGCGAGTGCCTGCACCGCCGCCGACGTTGATGCTGCCACCGCCGCCCGCAACGCACTCGGACAGTGCAGCAGCCGATACACAGCAGTGGCAGCAGTCGCTGATGGACTCGCCGTCCAGGTGAGAGGCTTGCAAGACTTCGTGGGCGTCCTCCAAGACGCTGGCACAACAACGCAGCGAGGCACAGATGGTTTTTGAGTTGACGCTGGGAAACGTGATCACGGTGCTGGCCCTCTTCGTTGCCGCCCTGTGGGCGCTGATGAAGGTGATCAGCGGCCAGCAGGAGCGCCGCCTTGCGGAGCGATTCGATGCCCTGGGAAAAACCATGGAGTCGATGCTTTCCGCGCAAAGGGACACGGACAAGGCGACCCAGCAACTGGAGCGGGAGTTCCGCAAGCACCAGGCCGATGTAGCACGCGACTACGTGCTTCGGGAGGACTTCGTGAGGCACATCGGGATCATCGAAGCGCGCATCGACAACTTCGCGCTGCGTATGGAGCGCTACCTGGAACAGATTCTGAAAGGGGGGAATAAGTGAGCATCGACCTGGCCAAAATCCGTCGTGAGGAGATCCGCTGGCATCTTCTGTCCGCCGTTAACCTGAGCCGGCCTGCCGGCATCTATACCGAGCCGCTGCTCGCCATCATCCGTGCCGTCTATCCAGACGCCACGCACCAGGAGGTGCGCGTCAACCTCGACTATCTGGAAGCCCGCGAGATGGTCGGCATCGCCAAGGACCCGATGGACCGCTGGAGCGTAGACCTGACACGCACCGGCATCGATTTTGTCGAGTACACGATCGACGCCCAGCCCGGTATCGCTCGGCCCAAGATCACGCAGGTTTGACATGCCCCCTCGCAGCAAAGTCCATGGATTGCCGCCCGAGCTCAAGGAGTGGCTGGATTCCGAGCTGGTCAAGCGCGGCTTTGGCGACTATGTGCAGCTCGCGGCCGACCTGAAGGCGCGCGGCGCAGACATCTCCAAATCCGCCCTGCAGCGCTATGGCTCACCCTTCGAGCGTGCCATGGCGAGGGTGAAGATGGCCACGGAGCAGGCCTGCGCGTTGGTCGACGCCGCGCCTGACGATGAGGACAAACTGAGCTCGGCCGTCATTCGCATCACACAGGAGAAGATCCTCAATTTGTTGATGGACCTGGATATTGACGCCGAGGATGTCGACGTCAACAAGTTGTTCAAGAACGCCGCCGAGATCGGCAAAGCCAGCGCGGCGAACAAGAAATTCAGCCTGGAGGCCCGTGCCGCCATAGAGGCTGCCGCACGCCGCAAGGCGCTGGAGGATGCGAGCCAGAAGGCAGCGGAGTCGGCGAAGCAGCAGGGCCTGTCCGCCAATGGCGTCGCTGCGCTGCGCGAGGCGATCATGGGAGCCCTGTGATGGAGCAGACCGCCGTCGCAAAGGCCTCGGGCATCCTGATGCAGTACCAGGTGGACTGGATCAAGGACCAGTCGCCCGTCAAGATCATTGAGAAGTCGCGCCGCATCGGCATCAGCTACGCCGAAGCCGCAGACGACGTGCTTTATGCCGCCAGCGCCGAGGGGGCGAACGTCTACTACATCTCCTACAACAAGGACATGACGGCCGGCTTCATCAACGACTGCGCGACCTGGGCCAAGGCGTTCAATGCGGCTGCGGGCCAGATTGAGGAGTCGCTGATAGAAGTCGAGGACAAGCAGATCCTCACGTACACGATCAAATTCGACTCCGGTCACATGATCCAGGCCTTCACCAGCAACCCGCGCAACCTGCGCTCCAAGGGCCGGCCTGGAGAGCGCCTGGTGATCGATGAGGCGGCTTTCGTGGACGATATCCAGGAGCTGCTGAAGGCGGCCATGGCCATGACGATGTGGGGCGGGCAGATCCGCATCATCAGCACGCACGATGGCGCGGACAACCCGTTTGCCGAGCTGATCAACGACGTGCGCGCGGGCCGCTACGACTACAGCCTGCACCGTGTCACGCTGGACGATGCGCTACGCGATGGCCTGTACCGGAAGATCTCGGCCGTCACGGGGCGCGTGTGGTCGCCCGAGGCGGAGGCTGCTTGGCGCAAGGCCACCATCGACCGCTACCGGCCGAACGAAGACGAGGAGCTGTTCTGCATTCCAGCCCAGGGCGGCGGCTCTTGGCTTACGCGCGCCCTGGTCGAAAGCCGCATGCGCCCCTACCCGGTGATCCGCTTCAACGGCACGCAGGATTTCAACAACGCCACGCCCGATCTGCGTGCGCGGGTCATGCAGGACTGGATTGTCGAGAAGCTGCAGCCGCTGCTGAAGTTCGACCCGGGCCTGCGCCATGCCCTGGGCATGGACTTCGCACGCACTGGCGACTTGTCGTCGATCGCGCCCAACGAGGTCGCCACCAATCTGCACCAGCGCATTCCTTTCCTCGTGGAAATGAAAAACGTGCCCTACAACCAGCAGCTGCAGGTGCTTTTCGCCATCGGCGATGTACTGCCTCGAAAGAGCGGCATGGTGATCGACAGCAGAGGCAACGGCAGCTATGTCGGCGAGGCAGCGCATGACAAATATGGCTCGTTGGTGCACCGACTGATGCCGACCGAAGGCTGGTACCGCGACAACATGCCGGCGTACAAGGCCGCACTGGAGGACGGCACGCTGTGGATTCCCCAACATGACGGCCTGCTGCAAGGCCACCGGGCCATCCGGCTTGTGCGGGGTGTGCCGCGCATGCCCGAAGGCAAAACCACCGATGGCAGCCATGGCGACTCGACCATGGCCTGTATTTATTCGCATGCCGCCGCACGCATGCAGTGGGGGCCTGTGCACGTCAGCAGCCGCCCGCGCGGCAGCCGCCTCGATGCGTCCCTGGAAGGCTACTAAATGACTCGCGGAATCTACGTTTCTCCCACCGAATTCGTCTCGTTTGCCGAGGCGAAAAAACCTACTGCACCGTTGGTCGATGAGATCGCGACGCGCGCCCGCTCGGGCGATCTGTTCGGCCTGGGCTTTTTGCTGCCCAACCCCGACCCGATCCTCAAGAGGCAGGGCAAGGACATTAGCGTGTACCGCGACCTGCGCAGCGACGCCCATGTGGGCGGCTGCATCCGGCGCCGCAAGGCAGCAGTCAAGAACCTTGAGCTGCGAGTGAACCGCGAAAAGGCCAGCGCCCGGTCCACTCGACTGGCCCGCGACATCTTCAGCAGCCTTGACACCGATACGCTGCTCAATGAGGTTTTGGACGCAGTCTTGTACGGCTGGCAGCCGCTGGAGCTCAATTGGGGGATGCTTGGCGGTGCCCTGGCGCCTTTGTCGGTGGTGGGAAAGCCGGGCGAGTGGTTCATGTTCGACCAGGAGGCACAGCTGCGGTTTCGTAGCCGCCAGCAGCCCATGACCGGCGAGGAACTGCCGGCCCGTAAATTCCTGCTGGCGCGCCAGGAGGCGAGCTACGCCAACCCTTATGGTTTTGCGGACCTGTCCATGTGCTTTTGGCCCACGGTCTTCAAGCGCGGAGGCCTCAAGTTCTGGGTGACCTTCACCGAGAAATACGGCACGCCTTGGCTGGTTGCGAAAACTCCGCGCGGCACGCCCAAACACCAGAATGACGAGCTGCTCGACAGTCTGGAATCCATGATCCAGGACGCCGTCGCGGTGATCCCTGACGACGCGAGCGTGGACACCCTGGAGGCCGGAGATCGCGCGGGCAGCACCGACCTCTACAAGGAGCTGCTGATGTTCTGCCGCTCCGAGGTGTCGATCGCGCTGCTCGGGCAAAACCAGAGCACCGAAGCCAGCTCAACGCGCGCCAGCGCGGTGGCCGGTCTGGAAGTCGCGGCCGAAATCCGCAACGGCGATGCACGCATGGTCGAGGCCACACTCAACCAGATGCTGCGTTGGGTGGTAGACCTCAACGAAGGCCCCCAGGCTCCGGCGCCCAAGGTGGAGCTGTACGAGGAGGAGGAAGTCAATCAAGCGCAGGCTGCGCGGGACAAGTCACTCACCGAATCGGGTGTGAAGTTCAAACCGGCCTATTGGAAGCGCACCTACAGGCTCCAGGATGGCGACATTGAGGAGGCTGTGGCCGACCAGCCCCTTGCAACGGTCAACACACCAGCCGAGTTTGCCGAAGCAGCAGGCACAGTCCCGCCTGATTCCGCGCAAACGCTGGGCACCGGGACGGCACCAACCGTGGCCGGCTGGGTGGCGCAGTTGCACGGCCTGGTCAATACGCACAGCGACCCCCAGGCCCTGCAGGAGGCGCTGCTCGATGCCTATAGCGATCTGCCCACGCAGGAGCTGACCGAGCTGATGGCCATGGCGTTTGAGCTCGCGCACCTGCAGGGGCGTGACAAGGTCGAACAGGAGAGCGCCCGTGCCTGATGACAACACCGTCGACGGCGTGCGCCAGCAGTTCGCGGAGCAGATCGATTTCCTGCGCAAAAAGCTGAACCTGCCCAGCGAAACATGGCGCGACATCCAGCGCGCAGCGCACGATCGGGCGTTCATGGTGGCCGGTGCAATGAAAGCCGATCTGCTCGCAGATCTGCGTACTGCGGTGGAGCAGGCCGTGCAGGGTGGCTCCATTGGAGAGTTCCGCAAGACTTTTGCAGAGATCGTGGCCAAGCACGGATGGACCGGCTGGACCGGCCAAGGCAGCGCGGCAGGCGAGGCTTGGCGCACGCGGGTGATCTACCGCACCAACATCACGGCCTCCTATGCAGCCGGCCGGCGCGCGCAGCTGCTGGACCCCGACCTACTCAAGCGCCGGCCCTACTGGCGCTATGTGCACAACGACAGCGTGTCACATCCCCGGCCGCTGCATAAGCACTGGGGTGACATCCGTCTCACGCTCCGATATGACCACCCGTTCTGGGACACGCATTTCGGCCCCAACGGCTGGGGCTGCCAGTGCAGCGTGGTTGCGGCTGCCACACCTGGCCCAGACGATGCGACCGAGCCGCCAGACGGATGGGATGACATCGATGCGGCCACGGGTGCCCCTGCGGGCATTGATGAAGGGTGGGACTACGCGCCTGGCGCACGGGTCAACGACGATTTACGCAGCTTCGTGCAAGACAAGCTGATCAACTACCCCCCGGCGATCAGTACGGCGCTGTCGCGCGACGTCAATCGCTACATCAATGCCGAGCAGCTGGTGCCCGACTTTGTGCGCGAGGTGCTGGGTGATCGCCAGCGCCGAGACCCCCTGTGGCTGGGATTCGTGGAAAAGCCCGACGCGATCGCGCCCTTGATCGGTGTGGATGCCCGGGGCTACACAGCGCTGCTGCCAGCTGATGCACCACGTCATGTGCAGTCATCGCATGGCTTCGACGGCGCTGGACAGCGCCCGGCGTCGCCGGAGGATTTCGCGCTGCTTGAGAGCGTGCTCAACGAGCCCGACCAGTTGCGGGCTGGAAACCCTTCACGCCACGGCAATGCCACGCTGGTGGCGACCAAGACGATCAACGGTGAGGTATTCCGGGCTGTATGGGAGGTGCTGTCGGGGCGGCGCAATCGCTCGCTGTCGCTCACCAGCTTGGTGATCAAGACCGGCCAATGAAAAAGCCTTGCACCCCCCAACCTAGAACGTCCGAGGACGAGACCGGGTTTGAAGACCCGGGGGTTGATGCTGTGCAAGGCAGTGAGATTTTACCGAAGGGCCCGAAATGCCGCAAATCATCACGCTGACCGACCGCAGCGGTCTGGACTACCTGCACGGCCTGGTCGAACGCAGCCGCAACCTGCTGCCCGTTCTCAAGGAAATCGGCGAAGACCAGGCCCAGGAGACGAAACAGCGCTTTGCGACGGCCACCGATCCAGATGGCAATGCCTGGGCGCCCAACAAGCCCGTCACGATGGCACGGTACAGCGCGCTCTTCGCCCGCAAGAAAGACGGTATGCTGACCAAAGGTAGCCAGGCCAAGCTCGCCAACAAGAAGCCAGGCACTGGCGAGACGCGCATGCTGGGTACAACGATCAACTACCAGGTGCAGGGCGAGGACGCTGTGGGCATCGGCAGCCCTATGATCTACGCCGGCACGTTCCACTACGGCGCCAAGTCCGGCGAATTCGGTTTCGGGATCTACGCAAGCCGCAATGGCAGCTTTCCGATCCCCTGGGGCGACATCCCTGCTCGGCGATTCCTGGGCATGTCCCAGGCCGGCCGAGATAACGTCGTCAACCTGGTGCGTTCATACTTGCTGGACGAGTAGCGGTCGCCCCGTAGACGGGCCAGAAGCGCCGACATCATCGTGTTTCGTAGTGGGAAATAGATTTGCAGAGTGCCGTCCCATCTCTTCCCATTTCTGCCCCGATTTTCCCGATTTATCGCACCTCTCCCTCTTTCTTTATCTCACTGCCGTTCACCAGCCCGGCGATGTGCTGGAAGTACGCATCATTGATGTGGTGCCGCGCCCCTCGGGCAACCCGCAGTTCAAGGGCCGGACCTTCGGCAGCAATGCGGCGGCGAACTGGGGCTTTCACTATGGCGACACGCTCACCGAGCCCCGGAAGCGCGAGGTGGTCACCATCTACGAGGTGGATGCGACCGGCGAGCGCAACTGGGCCCGCGCCGTCTACAACTACCGCTGGACGCCGCAGACCGACCCCTTCGGCGTGGTCCACCCGACCATCGACTATCCGGGCGTGCCCGTGGACCACCGCACGATCAGCAAGAACGAAAACGTGCTGCGCAATATCCGCGTTCCCGTGCGCCCGCATTTCGGCACCATCGGCGTGGCGCCGGCCGAGGCGGAGATGGCCAGCTCCATTCCGCCCAACCACACGGGCGGCAACATCGACAACTGGCGCATCGGCAAGGGGGCGACCATGTATTTCCCCGTGGCCGTGCCAGGGGCCAACTTCACCGTGGGCGATCCGCATGCCTCGCAGGGGGACTCCGAGCTGTGCGGCACGGCCATCGAGTGCTCGCTGACCGGCACCTTCCAGTTGATCCTGCACAAGAAGGCGGACCTGCCTGGAACGCCGCTGGCCGAGCTGGCCTATCCGCTGCTCGAAACCCAGGACGAATGGCTGCTGCACGGCTTCAGCTACGCCAACTACCTGGCGGAGCTGGGGCCGGATGCGCAAAACCAGATCTTCAAGAAGTCTTCCGTGGACCTGGCGCTGCGCGACGCCTATCACAAGATGCGCCACTTCCTCATGACCACCCAGGGGCTGGGAGAGGACGAGGCCATCTCGCTGATGTCGATCGCCGTGGACTTCGGCATCACCCAGGTGGTGGATGGCAACTGGGGCGTGCACGCGCTCGTGAAAAAGAGCATCTTCCCCGCGCGCGGGGCGTGAGTGCGTGAGTGAGTGCGTGCCTGCCCTGCGGGCCGGACCCGGCCGGTCTCAGCGCGCCAGGAAATCCCGGATGGCGAACAGCGTCTGGTCGGGCGCCTCGGTCATCTGGTTGTGGCCGCTGGGCAGGTGCACGATGCTGACCTGGCGCTGCGCGCCCCGGGCCGCCTCGATCAGGCCCTTGGCGGCCTTGGGCGGCGTCATCTGGTCCTGCTCGCCCAGGGCGAACAGGACCGGACATTGCAGCGCCGCCATGGCCGCCTCGCCGCCCGCATAGCTGTCGCAGGCCTTGAAGCCGGCGTGCAGCAGGTTGGTGCGGTCATTGCTGGCCAGCACGCGCCGGCCCAGCGCCATGCCGGCGCCGAACACCCAGCTGCCTGCGCCGCTGGGTGGCGCCAGCGTGGCGCGCGAGAACACATTGACCATGCGGATGGCCTGCTCTGGCGTGCTCAGTGCGGAGTCCAGCAGGGCGGGCGAGACCTTCATCGGATAGGCCGTGCCCACCAGCACCAGGTGGCTGACGCGCGCGCCCAGCCGCGCAGCCGCTTCCATGGCGATCAGGCTGCCCCAGCTGTGGCCTACCAGCGCGGCCTTCTCGATGCCTGCCGCATCCATGAGCTGGCCGATGAAATCCGCCGCCGCCTCCACGCTGGCCGGCGCATCGCCTGCGCTGCGGCAGTGGCCCGGCAGGTCTATGGCCAGCACGTTCCAGCCGTGGTTGGCCAGGTAACGGCTTTGCAGTGCCCAGACGCTGTGGTCGCACAGCACGCCGTGGATGAGGATGGCCGTCGGCTGTGCGGGATTGAAGGCCTTGCCGCCGGTATAGGCGTAGATGGCGTGGCCGTGAACATCGATCTTCAT